GGCGAACAGGTTAGAGACTTTATCTGGGTCAATGATATTGTTTCTATGTTGGAACTCTGTCTTGAGAAACAACCGAACGATGTATTCAATGTCTCTAGTGGTGTCGCTGTCAGTGTGAATCAATTGTCTACATGGGTTGCAGAAGCTCTGGGTAAGGAACACCTTGGATTGGGTCACAAACCTGCACAAGAACTTTGGGATCGATATCCTGAAATGTTTGCAGGTCGATATCCTCTGAACAAGGACATCGTTGCTAAAGAAACTACACGATACTCTAAGGGTTCATATCAGAAGGCTAAGGAACTTCTTGGATGGGAACCCAATACTGACATCGAATCACTGGTCAAAGAAGTTGCACTACAATTGAAAGCATGAAGATCGCATTGTTGTTGTCGGGACAACCTCGTTTCGTAGAGGAGGTGTCCCCGTTCATTTTGAAAAATGTTTGTGAAGGTTATGATGTAGATGTCTTCTGTCACTTCTGGTTCGATGAGAAACTCCAGAACAATCCATACAAGTTTGGTGAGTGTGGAAAGGGTGATTGGCACAAACAACGCATTCAGTCTGATGCTGTAGAACTTGCAAAGAAGATCTACAATCCAATCAAATGTAAGACTCAGAAGAGTAAGTCTTTCTCTGACTCTGCAGTTCCTTTCCAACCATCTCTAGATCGGTATTGGTATGGAGCTAAAGATGATCCAGACCAGAAAGGTTTTCGAGACAGGACTGTAAACAACTGTCTCTCTTACTTCTATAGTCTGAATGAAGTTAACAAACTCAAGAAAGAATATGAGTATGCCAATGACTTCAAGTATGACTGGGTAGTTCGTTGTCGCACAGACACGGTGATTCAAACCAAGATTCCATTTGAACAACTTGATCCTAAGGTCATCAACTACTCTGATCTACAGGGACAACCAGACGGAATGATCAATGACTGGTTTGACTTTGCAGGTTCTAGGGAGATGGATGTATTCATGAGTGTCTTCCCTGTATGGCAACTGATGTTAGAGAAGTGCATGAATGAAACTGGTGCATGGTGTCATGAACTGATGCACCGCAAGATGGTTGATACGTTTGGAATTGGTATCCAAGGTCATCCCATACATATTACGTTACCAAGATTCTAATGAAAACTATCTTTTGTGATATTGATGGAACTTTGTGTGTGCATCATGGAGATATCGTCAAACAGCACTCTGACGATTTGACTTTGTTGCCAGATACATTGGAAGTTCTAAAGGAATGGGAGAAGAAACAACACAGGATTATTCTTGTGACTGGTAGAAAAGAATCTCATCGACCAGAACTGGAACGACAGTTGAAAAAGGCTGGAATCTTTTGGGACCACTTGATCATGGGTCTGAGTAATGGACCCAGAGTTATCGTTAATGATATCAAGAGTGCTGATACTCAAAGAGCCATGTCATTCAACGTGGTTCGCAACACTGGAATATCTGAGTTGAGGGACTTATGACTACTGTAGAAAAACCATGGGGTTCTTACACAAATCTGATTGATGAATCTTACACGAAAGTCAAAAAGATTGTAATCAAACCTGGTGAATCTCCCAGTTATCAATATCACTTTAAGAGAAGTGAGATCTGGGTGGTTGTCAACGGCACTGGAGCATGTAAAATTGATGGTGAAGAATATGAAGTCACCGTTGGTGATGTGATTCATATTGAGAAGGAACAAAAACATCAAATCACAAACATCGGAGAAACTGATTTGGTGTTTATTGAGGTTCAACTTGGGGAATATTTTGGTGAAGATGACATCGTGAGGTTGGAAGACAAGTATGGCAGAGTATAAGGTTCTGATTACGACCAGTGGTATTGGATCAAGACTAGGTAATCTCACAGAGTATACAAACAAAGGCCTGGTTAGAGTTGGTAAGAAACCATCGATCAGTTATATCATTGAGTCCTATCCAGAGGACGTAGAATTTGTAGTCACTCTGGGTCACTATGGTGATCACATTAAAGGTTTTCTTGAGTTAGCCTATCCAGATCTAAACTTTACCTTCGTCGATGTTAAAAACTACAACGGACCTGGTAGTAGTCTTCTCTTCTCAATGTCCTTGTGTAAAGAAGAACTGCAGTGTCCTTTCGTGTTCCATGCTTGTGATACTGTTGTAGAGAAAGAAGAGATTGACTTCTCTACCAACTGGGTGGCTGGGTACAAAGAGGGCAGTAGTTTTCAGTACAGGACTCTCAATGCCATCAATGACTCTCTTGTCAAGATCAATGATAAGGGTGAAGAGACATTTGATTATGTTTACATTGGCATCTGTGGTATCAAGGACTATGATCTGTTCTGGAAATATACGGATGAGATTCTAGACGAGACAACATCCAGTGATCTGTCTGACTGTCATGTAATCTCTAAGATGTTGGAACACCACAAATTTGATGTGGTTGATTATAAGAAGTGGTATGACATTGGTAACGTTGATTCTCTAAAGAAGACTAGAGATGCCATTCCCGATCGATTCCATTTACTTGATAAGGATGATGAGAGTATCTTCATCTTTGATAAGTTTGTTATCAAGTTCTTCTATGACACACAAGTGTGTTGGAATCGTATCTCCAGAATGCTTGATCTGAAAGGACTCACTCCAAAGTATGTTGGGTCTACAGATAATTTCTACAAGTATGAATATGTGGAGGGTGAGGTTTATTCACGGGTTGTCAACTCAAAGAACTTCAAAGAGTTTCTGTACTGGGCTAAGGATAACCTGTGGAAGAAGAAGGATGTAGACATCAGTAAACTGTGTCAAGAGTTTTACTTTGACAAGACATACAAACGTGTATCAAAGTATCTGTCCATGAATGGTCTTGGTGCTGACACTGAGACGACAATTAATTCAAAGACAGTGCCTGGTATCTTTGATCTGTTGAAGTCTATTGATAAAGAACAACTGATTTCAAAGGATTCATATCAGTTCCATGGTGATCTGGTTCTTGAGAATGTGATTTGGAATGATGGTAAGTATACTTTGATTGACTGGAGACAAGACTTCGGTGGTGATGTACAGAATGGTGACATATATTATGACTTGGCAAAACTAAAACATAACTTGACTGTTAATCATGATATAATTGATAAGGAACTCTACACAGTCGATATCGATCAGACCGATATCAGTGTTGACATTCTACGCAGTAATGAACAGTGTGAATGTATAAAAGTTCTTGAGGAGTTCATTGATGAGATTGGTCTTGACAATAAGAAAGTCGATATCATCAAGTCACTAATCTGGATCAATATGGCTCCGTTACATAAGAAACCAATCAGTGATTTCTTGTTTCACTTTGGAAAGTATAATTTGTATCTAAACACATGATTACTCCACGTCTTTTCATAGGTCCGATGAGCAAAGAGATCGTGGACTCTGTGATCAATTATGCAAACACCAACGATACTCCTCTTGGTCTCATCCCATCCCGTAGACAGATTGACCATGACAGTGGTTATGTAAATCACTGGACTACTGAAACATTCTGTGCATACGTTAGAGAGAGAACTGAGAATGTTCTACTCGTCAGAGATCATGGTGGCCCTAATCAAGGATATATTCGGGATGATGGTGTAGAGTCTTTCCTGATTGATTGTCAATACTTTGATGTTGTACACATTGATCCGTTCAAACGGTTCAAGTCAATCAAGGATGCCTTTCGTCACACCGTCAAGTTCATCCGCATGGGTCTTCAGGTCAATCCAAACGTCAAGTTTGAGATCGGTACTGAAGAAGCTATCAAGAGTATGCCACCTGAGAAGTTGTCATCATTTCTCTCTCAGATCTATGCCTCTCTCAATGAAACTGAGAGAGACTCTGTGAAGTATCTGGTGATTCAGTCTGGTACGGCTCTGAGAGAGAACATGAACATCGGACTCTACAAAGAGGCATGGTTGAACGAGTCGATATATCTTTCTAGAACATATGGTTTGATCAATAAGGAACACAACGGTGACTATCTGGAGACGGATCTGATCCATAAGAAGTTTGATCACGGTCTTGACACGATCAACATCGCTCCAGAGTTTGGTCAGATGCAGACCAAAATCTATTGGAACAATCTCAACTCAAAAGAACGATCCAAGTTTTACAAACTGTGTCTTGACTCTGGACGTTGGAAGAAGTGGGTTGATGAAGACTTTGATTATGAGACTGAAGTGGAAGCCTTGATCAACATCTGTGGTCACTATGTTTTCTCTCATCCAAAGTTTGAGATGATCAAACCAGAGGGTCTGGAACAAGAAATAAATACTGCAGTGAGTGAAAGGATTTCCGAAATTTTACGATGAAGAAAAAATTTGCGGTCTGCTTCTCTGGGTATCCCAGATTTGTCAGAACAACATTTGACAAAATCAAAGAAAACTTTTTGGATGGGCTAGGTGAATATGACATCTATGCAAATCTCCAGTGGGACTCCAAGAACTGGCAACAGATGGAGATTCATCATGAACATAGTGATAGATTTGAGAACAACGAACTGGAAGACTTCAAGAATCTGTACTCAGATCTGAATCTCAAAAAACTGCAGGTCAACGAACCGTTTGAGTTCGATGTGTCTTACTACAATAAACTGTCAGCTGAACCTGATATGAGTTTATCTCTGGAGAAATCCAGGGACATTCTCTACAGGTTCAAGTCTCAGTATCAGGGTATTGCCGATTGTGTAAAACTGATCGATAATGTAGAGGACTATGATTACATCGTCAGGATGAGAACCGACTTGGTTTTTGAAACCCTGATTGAAATGAAAGATTTAGAAACTGATAAGATTCTGAATCAGAATGGTCACGTTGCTGGATGGGATAGACACTATTCCGATTGGTTCTTCATTGTTCCAACCAGGTTGATTGGTTTTGTTGATGACCTTGCAAAGGTTGAATCACATTTTGGAAATGGTATTGTGCATATGCACAAGATGATTGAAGATGTTGCAAAACCATATGGTATTGAACATGAAGAACTTTATGTGGGAACGCCAAGTACATCTAAAATGTTCGGAGAACTTCTGAAAGAGAGAAAATGAAAATCGTTATCTGGGGTTATCCACTCCACACTCACACACATTCTTATATTCATAACTCTTTTAAGAAGGCTTTTGAATATCTGGGTCATGAAGTCCACTGGTTTCACGATGGTGATTATCCAGAGGACTTTGACTATGATGACTGTGTATTCCTGACTGAAGGATTCGCAGACAAGAACATCCCACTTCGGGAAACCAGCACATACTTTGTGCATGTCTGTGTCAATCCGAAGAAGTATCTTGGTAAAGTCAAGAAACTGATTGATGTCCGATACTTGCAAGAGAGTATGGACAATGACAACTATGACTTTGTTCTTGATCGCGATAACTGCACACAACTAGATCGTGGTGTCCTCTATGACAATAAGTCTGATGAGTATGACATCATCTATGCTGCATGGGCTACAGACTTGTTACCTCATGAGATTGACTTTGAGTGGAGGAATATCGAACGGGAAAGTATCTACTACTTCATCGGTAGTACATCAGGAGAGGGTCGATTCGCTAACGCACATCTGATCAATGAGTTTGCTGGATATTGTAAACAGGCTGGGGTTGGTTTTGTTTACATCAATCCTTGGTCAACTCCGATCAGTGATGAAGAGAATCGCATTCTGACTCAGAAGAGTTGGATCTCTCCTGACTTCCGCAATGCAACACATAAGAAGTGGGGATATCTTGCCTGTCGTCTGGTCAAGAGTATCAGTTACGGACAGTTAGGTATGACGAACTCACCTATCAATGCAAAGTTTGTTGATGATAGTGTGATTTGTGAGGATAATATTTTTGATCTATTTGAAGCAGGTGTAAAGAAGAAAGATGATAAAGACCTTATCAAACATCAAATGAACGTGGTGAAATACAATCACACGTATATCAATCGTATTAACGGGATGCTGAAAGTATTATGACACTCGGAGTATTTCATCAGGTTTATAACAAACCGAAAGCCACTGAAGAAGCTATCAAGAGTTTCCGCAAGTATCATCCAGACAATCCTTACGTGTTGATCTGTGATGGTGGTGAGGACTTTGCTGCAATCGCAAAGAAGTACAACTGTGTTTATCTTCATGAGAAAGATAACCTGGGGTATCGTGACCATACTCATCCGTCTGGTATCTACGGGATGACCAAGGATGAAGTCCTTGTTTGGTTGGAGAGATTCAAGAGAGCTTGTGAACTGTGTGGTACAGACCACATCATCATGATGGAGGATGACATTCTGATTCGTGGTGAGATTAATGTCCCTGATGACTGGGAGTTTGCAGGTCAAGCCAAACCAGGTAACTATTTGCGTGAGGAGTTCCTTGATTACATGACACGCAAGTATGGTGTAGAATGGAATGTGAACTACTATGGAACGGGAGGTGGTAGCATCTTCAATGCAAAAACTTTCTTGGCGAACTATGATCGGGTCATAAACATTTTTAATGAAGAATTCGATTATATTAAGAGAGACTTATGTGGTAATTTTGGGTGGGTAGACGTGTGGATGCCTACTTATTTCTTCCTCTGTGGTAAAGAATACCGTCACAACAACCAGTTGACAGAGACCACATCCAATCCTATCTGGACAATCTCCAAGGAGCCCATCGTTCATCAATACAAGGTACACTACTGATGTCTAAAATTACTTTCGGTTATATCGTCGGTGGTGCCGACAAACACTACAATAATCTTCTGCGATCTCTAGAGTCGTTGGAACGTATTGAACAACCCTATGAGGTCGTTGTACTGGACGCAGACAGTCGTTTAGAGACTGATGATGATAAACCTAACGTTCGTATCATTCCGTTCCCTGTGGACGAAGCCAAGGGTGAGGGATGGTTCAAACCACATTACTGGCAGATGCGATATCATCTGAATAAGTATGTTGAAACCGATCATTGTTTCTACATGGATACCGATACGGTGATCGTCAATGATCGTACAGATGAACTGATCGAGGAAGCTGAGGATGATTTCCTGATCTGTCGTCACTGGTGGGTGCCAACTCTGAAGGACTATCTGTCCAGAGTTCGTGTTAATATTGGATTGGTCAGTCATCTTCTGGATGAGGAAAACCTAGACATCCCTTACTTTGCATCGGGTCTGTTCCTGTTCCAGAAAGATAAACATGATCACATCTTTGATACTTTCCACAATAAGTTTGATAGTGTCTTCAAGTCCATTCCAAACAATGCTGAGGGTATCACTGATGAACTTCTCTTGTGTCTGACTCTGAATGAGACTGGTGGTTTCCGCACCACCAATGGTTCTATGAATCATAGTTCCGAACAAGAACAGATGCCTCTGAAGTTCAATGAGAATGACAAAACATTCTGGGGCAAGAATCCTCAGGATCAGATCTTCAAAAAGGTCTTTGCATTCCACAATGATCTTCTGGAGTTCAACACTCTGAGTTACTTCAGAACTGCATTTGATGATCAGACATTCATCAAAAATTTCAAAGAAGTTTGCTACGCTGAATAATGAATATTGCTCTTGTTGGCCCTGGGATCATTGAGATCCCTCCGAAGGGTTGGGGTGCTGTGGAGTCTCTGATCTGGGACTATGCAACTGAACTCAATGAACTGGGACATGATGGTGTCATCATCAACACTCCTGATCCGAATCAAATTATTCGGGAGTTGAAGAATGATACCTTTGATTTTGTTCACGTTCACTATGATGTATTCTACTCTTTGATGGATGCGATTCGTGAAGCTTGTCCGAATGCAAAGATTGCGATCAGTTCTCATTACCCATATATTGATCAACCTGATCGTCATCCTTTCGATGGATACGATCGAATCTATAAGTGGTTGATCACACAGGATAGTTATTACAACTTCTGCATCTCACGCAAGGACTATGAGACTTACAAACGTGATGGAGCTGTCCTAGACAGACTCCTGGTGTGTGAGAACGGTGCCCAACACCGTGACTATAACTTTGATGAGGTTGGATCTAAACCTGATAAGACTTTGTATCTGGGTAAGATTGAACCTCGTAAGAGACAGTATGTTTATCAAGTTATAGATAGTGTTGAGTTCGTTGGTCACTACACCAACACAACTAGTTTTGACAAGAACAAAAACTATCTTGGTGAATGGAGTCACAAACATAAGTTGCAACATGTCACTGATTATGGTAACATGTTACTTCTCTCTGATGGAGAGAACGGAACACCCTTGGTTATCAAGGAAGCTCTGATTGCTGGTCTAGGTGTTGTGGTATCTAAGTATGCTGCACATGATCTGGATCAGTCTCTCCCATTCGTCACTGTCATCCCAGATGATAAGTGGAATGACATCGAGTATGTAGAGAGAGAACTCATCAAGAACAGAGAAATCTCTGTGACTATGAGAAAAGATATCCGACAATATGGTGTGGATAACTTCTCTTGGCAGAAACTTGTCAAGACATATGTAAAAAATATTGAACAGATGAAATGAAGATTTCTATTGTTGGTCCAGGTCTGATGCCCATCCCTCCCAAAGGATGGGGTGCAGTCGAGTCTCTTATCTGGGACATGGCGAATGCATTGAAAGAACTGGGACACTCGGTTCAAATTATCAACACCACTGATGGGAACAAAGTTCTCCAGGCCATTGAGGAACACGATCCTGACTTCGTTCATATCAACTATGACGACTTCATTGTTCTGTATCCTCATATCAATCGACCGAAGGCGATGACTTCGCACTTTGGATATCTGGAACGTCCAGATATGATGAATGGTTATGTCAATATCTTTAACAAGTTCGGTGAACTCAAACCCAACGTATTCTGTCTGTCAGAGGGCATCAGAAACATCTATAAGATCTTCAGTAACTTTCCTGAGGACAAGTTGTTTGTGACGCCCAATGGTGTCAACATCGATGCGTTTACCTATACAGAAGAACCAAAGTATTCTGATCGTAGTATCTACCTTGCAAAGGTGGACTATCGTAAACGTCAACATCTGTTCCAGAACATTAAGAGTCTGTGGTTTGCTGGCAATATCGTTGATGAACGATATGACACCAGTAACAATTACCTTGGTGAATGGAGTAAAGAGACTCTGTTCCAGGAACTGACTGACTACGGTAACTTGGTTCTCCTGTCTGATGGTGAGGCTCATAGTCTTGTGATCATGGAAGCCTTTGCCGCAGGTCTGGGTGTTGTCATCAGTGAGTTTGCAACTGCAAACTTGGATGTTGATAGAGAGTTCATTACTGTCATTCCAGAGAAGAAGATCAAAGATCTTGAGTATGTGGAACAACAGATCATCAAGAACCGAGAGTATTCAGTTGCTCATCGTGATGAGATCCGTGAGTATGCAAAAGAGTTTGAGTGGAAGAATGTTCTTGCAAAGAACTACATCCCTTCGATTGAGAAACTGATTGCACAGAAACCAGAGGTCAAACCTCCTGTGCCCCTCAACTATCAAGAGAAGAACAAAGCTGCATATAAACTGAAGAACTTCGGTCCTTTGTATTACATCAATCTGGATGGTCAACCAGAACGTGATGCAGAGATGCGAGCCATGTGTGACTACTGGGACTTGAATCCTACACGCATCTCTGCCTTTGATGGACGTGAAGACAAACTGGAACACATCATCGAGGGTAACTATCCTGAGGGTGTGACATCTGGTGAGGTTGGTTGCGTGACTTCACACTTGAAAGCCATCAAACACTGGTACGAAACTTCTGATAGTCCTTATGCAATCTTCGCTGAGGATGATGTTAGTTTTGATACTGCACGGTTCTGGGGATTTGATTGGGACACCTTTATGTCGAAGGTGCCATATGACTGGGATGTGATTCAACTTGCCATTATCAATCCTGGTGTAGTCTATGCAAACATGCACGCCCGTTGGGTGAATGATTTCTCTACTGCATGTTTCATGGTGTCTCGACATCACGCCAAGAAATTGATCGATCACCACTGTGTCGGTGACAAGTTCAGATTGGATCAGGGTGTAAAGCCACGTCCTGTTGCAGATGATTTGATCTACAACTGCGGAAGGACTTATGCCATTCCTCTGTTCCACTACAAGATTGAGTTGGGTTCTTCGATTCATCCAGATCATCTAGAGGTCTTCCACCGTAGCAGTCATGATGGAATCCTGAATCACTGGAAAGAATCGCTTGCCCAAATGGAGGATCAGACTGTATTATTCAACTACGATCCATATCTGGGTCGCATACCACCTGAGTGTGAGGGGAAATAACCGAACCTCTTGACAGACACACAAATTTAAGGTAGTATAAATACTTAACCTTTTGTTTATTGTGACAAAGGGTAAACAACGGGGAGTTGTCGATTCCCCTTTCATCTGCGGGTAACCATTCCGCAAGTAAAACAAACGAGGTAAAACTAATGTTCAAAACGACTATCGCTGCAGCAGCCGCTGCTGTTGCTTTCGCCCCTGCTGCTGCCCTAGCCGGTCCTTACGTCAACGTCGAAACCAATGCATCTTGGGCGGGCGATGACTACACTGGAGCCACGACAGATTTCCACGTAGGCTATGAAGGCACCATCGGTGACGGTGATGCTTCCTGGTACGTCCAGGGTGGTCCTGCTATCAAAGCTGCTGACGGTGCTGAGAACCAGACCATCTGGAGTGGCAAAGTTGGTGTTGCTGCCGCTGTTTCCAGCAGTGTTGCTGTCTATGGTGAACTGAGTGCCGCCACTGCTGACACTGACTTCGATATGGATGACCTTGGCGTCGGTGGTAAACTGGGTGTCAAGTACAACTTCTGATCCCAATTTTCTAGTTAATAAGGATATCCTAACGACCTCCCTAACGGGAGGTTTTTTTGTGGTTAAAATTAAATTAACCTGTGCTACATAGTGCGGTTTACCTTTTCTTAAAGACAAGATGTCTTCATCCTGTTATAATGTTCAGGTAAACAAATCAATTTACACACACAAACAAATGAAAGCATTCGCAGTTGCCCTGCTCGGTTTGGCGGTTACCGCCCCCGCAATGGCAGGTCCATATGTATCCACCAAGTCCGAGTTCAAGGGCGATGAAGAAGGATATAGTAAAACAGTTCACCAATCTCGTCTTGGTTATGGTTGGAAGTTGGATAATGGAATCAAACCATATGTTGAAGTTGGTGGTGGTCTCTCCGCTCCTGATGGCACAGAAGTTTTTGATGGTGATACATTCACTGTTGCTGAAGTCGGTGCATCAATTCCCATTACTGAAAAACTTTCTGCAAAGGCAAAGTTTGAACACAAGTGGGGTGAGGATGAAGCCCGCGATTGGAAGTTTGAAGTCGGCACCAAGTACAAGTTCTGATAGGAAATAAATGAAACTCAAAGCACTCGCAGCAGTTGCTGCTGCCACTCCCCTGATGGTTGCCTGCGGTAGCGCAGAGAAAACATCCTTTACACTGAATGGTGCAGGTGCTACCTTCCCTGCTCCCCTGTATAACTCCTGGTTCCAGACTATGGCACAGGAGACTGGAAACCAAGTGAACTATCAAGCTGTTGGTAGTGGTGCTGGTGTCCGACAATATACTGCCAAGACCGTCGATTTCGGTGCCTCTGATGGTGCTGTGAGTGACAAGAAACAAAAACTGCCCATGGTGCATGTCCCCATGACTGGTGGTGCTATCGTCCCTGCTTACAACATGCCTGGTTGTGATGCCAAGATGACTCAGACACAACTTGCTGATGTCTTCCTCGGTAAGATCACCAACTGGTCTACCTTTGGTTGTGCTGATAAACAGATTGTCACTGTCCATCGTTCTGATGGTTCTGGTACTACCAAAGGTTTCACCAATTCTCTGTCAGCATTCTCTCCCGAGTGGAAGAAAACTGTAGGAACTGGTAAGTCAGTTCAGTGGCCTGTTGGTGTTGGTGGTAAAGGTAACTCTGGTGTTGCTGGTGTCATCAAGAACACTGAAGGTGCTATCGGTTATCTGAACTATGGTTATGTGAACGGTGGTAAGTTCCAACAAGTCGCACTTCAGAATCGTGCTGGTAACTTTGTGACTGCCAACAGTGAAACCTCTGCTGCTGGTCTTTCTCAAATTGTCCTGGACGATCAACTGCGTGGTGCTGATGCTAATCCCGCTGGTTGGAATGCCTATCCCATTGTTTCGTTGACTTGGATTCTTGCATATCCAGAGTCTGCACCTGGTGTTAAGGAGACTCTTCGTTATATGTTGAGTGAAAAATCACAAGCAAAGTCTGATGCTCTGGGCTATGTACCTCTCCCAGAGGATCTTCGACAGAAGGCTCTTGCTGCGGTTGAAACTCTCAACTGATGTTGCCAACTTCGTTACATTACTATATAATTATGTAATGGTTCTTTACATAAGACAATGACCGTAACGACTAATGAGCGTGGCCAACAAAACTTGTTTGCTCGTGAACCACAAATGTATATCTCTAAGACCGACGCTGAGCGTTATGGTTATGAGACATACGCGGAGAAGGCAGAGAAGTTAAATGGACGTACTGCTATGCTTGGATTTGCTGCTGCTGTTCTCTCTTATACTTTCAGTGGTAGTGTATTTTTCTTTGGAGCGTTCGGATTCTGATGATTGAACTTCTCACTTATTATGTAATCGCAGGTGGTCTGATTATCGGAGCACCTGCCGTATTCTTCCTCATTGCCTTTATGCCTGCACTGCAGAACACTAAGGGTCGCATGGTTGGATACAAGGATCACAAGACTTATGGGGACTCCTCCATTTACGAAAACACGAAGAGTGATTCAGACAAATTCTTCTTACAAGTTAGTGGAAATAATCCATGATACTTGGCCACAATTATTTTATCTAAAAGAGGCAAAACACAATGAACGAAAAAGCAGAACGCATCAACGGTTGGGCAGCAATGATCGGAGTGATCGCTGCGATGGGTAGTTACGCAACCACAGGACAAATCATCCCAGGTGTATGGTGAGTGACATGTTATTCATAGCAGCATCTCTCATAGGAGGGTTTATATTTGCAGCCCTATTGAGTGAAGGTGTTGATGATGATGACGGTCCTGATGGAGGTTTAATGTCTCCTGTTTACAATCCCAATTAAAAATACTATAATGGGAGGAAACCCTCCCTTTTTTTATGAGAAATATTATTCTTTCTATGGTCGCAGCAACATCTATTGCTGCACCAGCACTGGCTGATCCAATCAAAGAAGATGAGTTCTTCACTCCTCATGCAATGGGATGCATGTTACTTCAAGAATGCACCGATCATGTTCAAGAACTTAAAACAGTTGATGATCTCAACAAACATGAGGAACTGGCTGATATTGATTACAGTATTGTTGCTGATGAGTTTAACTCTCTCGTCCGATCACTTAATAAGGTCGGAGCTAAAGTTTTTCTAGCCGATCTGCGATACTTCCCAGTAGGACATCGTGGTGTTTATCATACTGTGAGTAATAACTTCTTTCTGAATGTTGCTCATATGCATCGTCCTGGTACGATGATGTCGGTGATGCGCCATGAAGGATGGCACGCTGCACAAGACTGTATGGCAGGCACGATTGATAATAACTTTATTGCTATCATCAGAAACCAGGAAGATGTTCCAAAGATGTATCAGACAATCGCAAAGAGTGCTTACATGGATCAACCTCATGCAATCCCTTGGGAGAAAGAGGCATACTGGGCAGGTCACACTGAAGGTATGACTGCAGCTGCACTTGAGTCTTGTGCTGCTGGAACCATGTGGACTGACTACGAACCAACACCAATGACCCGTGAATGGTTGGAGGAAAATAATTATCTACCTCATATTAAGTCCCGTATTGAGTATGATTTTTATTTCGGTCCAAGGGGATATCATCGTCGCCATCATCACAATTATCAGCGTCATAATCATGTTCATTATCATTGGAGGAAAGATATAGTTCATAGTCATAAACATTCTCATGGTGAGGGTCATCGACATCATGGTAAGAGTTCAAGACATTTGGGATCTAAATTTCACTTCCACTGATGCTAAATACTAGGGCCTTGCTAATCTACTATGGCAGACACAAAGCCGAAGGTAGAGAAGGAAGACCACGATGAAGATAAAAGTGAAGTTCTTGGTAATTTAGTCAAAGTTGTTGTACTTATTTGGTCTGCATCCCTTCTCACATTCAGTTACGTAAGACTTCCAAACGGTCAAAAGATTTTAGATTTTGACCCTACGTTCATCGCTTCAGTTTTTTCTGGCTCTTTGGCCGCCTTCGGACTGTCTCCTGCCAAGTCAGGTGGAAACGGTAACGGGGTTCCAAAGAAAAGAAAAGAAGAAGAACCACCTGTTGTTTCTGCGGTAGAACCTAAAAAGTGAACTTAGTTCTTCGTCCCCTTGCGGATGTAAATGATGTAACTTGGAGTATCATCTGGTCATTGGTGATACTCCTTATTGGTGTTTTATATGTTGTTGTCTATATACTAGGCATTGACGAAAGAGAATCCAATGGGAGCCATGACACCCCCGAGTCGGAAGAGTTGTTACAACTTCCGAGTGATAGAAATAAATAGAGTCGTCGATGGGGACACGATCGATGTCACAATTGATCTCGGTTTTGACCTTTATAAAAAAGAGAGAGTTAGAGTTGCTGGTGTGGACACGCCAGAAAAAAGAACTAGAGACCTTGACGAAAAGGAGCTAGGTATCGATGCGACGAATTGGATCAAAGATAAGTTGGATGGTGCCATTACTGGGGATGATGACCTTATTATCCGTACTGAGTTGGTTGGTGGTATGGGCAAGTATGGTAGACTCCTCGGTTGGTTATACATTGGAGATGCTGAACTCTCTCTGAACGAACAAATGATCACCGAAGGATATGCCTGGGCATACGACGGTGGAACAAAACAAAAGAACTTTGAAGAACTACGTGAGATTCGTAGAGCACACGGAACTTTAGTGGAGTGAAACCATGCAAAAAGTAATTAACGTATTAGCAATCCTGTCTTTCTTAGGACTATCAAGTATCTTGGCGACATCTGGATACGTCTATTGGCGTAGAGATGCTATCGCTGAGCAAGTCACTGAAAACATCACTAGAGCAGCAACAGAGGCGATTGCAGACGTTCTTCCTGGAATGTTAGATGCTGCAATGCCAGAACTTCCTGAAGTAACTGGTGGTGCCATGCCTAGTGGTGGAGGAGGACTGCCCAAATTCTGATGGCAGAGATTCATGATATTCGAAATGTGGAAATTCGTGATATAAATGTCCCTCGTTGGATGACAACTCCACCAAGACTCCCTTCTGCTCCGCCAGTGACGGTTCAGATTGGAGTACCCATCATTGATATTCCTGGGTGTGTTGAGGCACACCTTGATAATAAACAAGGAACCAATGATAAGTTGGTTGAGGATGACCCTGATGGTGCCAGGGTCTTTTGTGATGGCAATATGCCATCATTTAATCCAATTAACTACAACCCAGACGAGTTGAAATATGATCAACCGCCACCAAAACCACCTGTTGTTAGACCACCAGAAACTCCTGCTGCACCAGAAGTCCCTAAAGATGCTGTCCCAAAGGTAGAGGAGAAAGAAGTAGAATGTCCTCCACCTAATGCACCACGCATCGGTGATGTAGCACAGAACCAGAAAGAAAGAGTATCTGGTTATGAACTACAGACGGTGAACGGTCAGGAGATCTGTGTGACTCTTTACGAAGATATTCCTCTGACTGCACAGTATCTACCTGCACCACAGGTCGCAGCGACCACAGCTGTAATTGCTGTGACTGCCACCTCATCTGCACTTCTAGCAAAACCACTGGCAGACTTACTACTTAAAGTATTCAAACCTGCCATCAAAAAAGTGATGGCAAAGATCTCAAAGATCAGGGGGAAGAAGGTAAAGATCGACTCCCTAAAGGAGCGCCGAGATCTTCAGCGCGAACGCTCACACGCGATTCGGACGTTACGGAGGATGAAGGACGGGAAATAGAATGAACGTGTGGTGCAATGGCATTTTTGTTCATCACTATCACGTCTGCACATATCGCAGAATACTTTGTACCAGGTTTGAACATGATGCCTGCTTTCATCAACTCGCCACAATTCTTGAGACGGGCGATCTCAAAATCGAGCCTCTTATTGGCAGTCAACTGTTGTTGTAATGCGATCTGTGTTTGTGCTGCTTCCTTACACTGATCTTGTAATTGTTTATCCAAAGGTGTACTCCATGTCATGGAGAAACCCACAGACAAGTTAGTATTATTTTTCTGTCCTGTTCTAGTCGGTACGTGATATAAAATATCGCCTGGATTATCTGGTGCTCCGTCTCCCGTGGGATTCCCATTCGCATCAAAGTCACCTGTTAGGTCACGCATATCAAATACGGGATCCATGTAGATGTCTTCATATGGATGTTGTTGAGACAGAGATCCTGTAACAAATGGTGTGAAGTTAACAGTGGGCCCTTGACACTGGATTCCACCGCCGTATGTGTTAGTGATATATGGGCCCTGAAGTACCTGGATGGCCTGGTTGGTCACCGATCCCGAACTATTCGCGATTG